TGCTGCATCTCTGCGTGATGCACATCATGTCTCTCGCTGCTTCATGTATGGTTCTGACATTGTTACCATGCCAACCAAAGTGTTCAATGCAATGTATGACAGTGTGTTGACTCGTGAGGGACTTGCTATCTTCCAACGTGATTATGAAGCATCCCTTGAGGCATTGAATAATGTATGAAGAACTAAATTGTTTTGAAGAAGCACTCAAGCACTTTGGAACTAGAGTCGAAGTCATCTGTGCTATGGAACTTGGTGGTAGAATTAACGCTGAGGATGCCTATCAGATGATCAAAGATGAGATGAAGGAAGTGAAGGCGTGTCGTAAAAAGTTTAACAAGAACAATGACTGCTAAAATCTATGAGTCACCCGATGGTGGCAAGACAGTGTATGTTCGTGAGATGGGTAGTGATGAACCACGTCGTCAGATCTACCCTGATCTCATGAATGAGGTACAGGCAACATCCCCATATAATGATGGGTGGACACAAGAATTCTACAGGAATCAATGGCCACCTTTTGTGCCTGAAGGATTCAAAGATAAATATGAGAACTATCAAGCAGTGCTTGCAGATGGTTGGGAGTTCACTGATGATGGATTCTGGATTAAATGTACTTGATAAATAAGTAAATAAAGGAAGTATGGTTGTAAGATGGCAGCACAATTAACCGCCACTGGGGTTACTTTTAGTGATGGTACATCATTATCTTCTAAGTATTCCGTATTAGCACAAAATACTGTAAGCGTATTCTATCAGGCAGCAGCACCAACTGGGTGGACTCAGGTAACTGCTCATAATGATAAGGCGTTGCGCTTAGTTAATGGTGCTGGCGGTGGATTTGGATTTGGTGGAACTTCTGGTGCTGGTGGTAGTAACTTCAGCACAGTATTCCCCTCTTCTAATTCAAACATTACTGTCAACTTTAATACTACTGCACCAGTATCTGGTACTGTTGGTGGTCACACTCTGACCACTGCTGAGATTCCAGATCACACTCATGACTCTAACATGGGTGGAACTGCAAACGCATCTAGTGGTGGTAGTAGTTTTAGAACACCAGGTGCTAACAATACTGGTGGTGTTCTATCTCCTGGTGGTATTGGTCAGGCGCACGATCACCCATTCTCTGGACAGGTTAGTCTTACTGCTACTGGAACAGGTAATATTGACCTGAGAATTCAGTATATCGATGTAATCATCTGCTCGTTCGCTTGATATGGCACGTTTAACAGGCAATGGGGTTCTATTCGATCTGCTGGACCCAAATAATAAGATAGATTCCTTCTATTGGATGTATCCTGCAGGAACTAAGAAGTTATTCTTTCAAGCAACTGCACCAACTGGGTGGACTCAAGATACTACAAATGCTGATAGAGCGTTGAGGGTTGTATCTGGTACTGGTGGTGGAACTGGTGGTAGTACTTCATTTGTTACTGCATTGAGTTCTAGTAGTGGTAATATAAACGTTGGCATTAACACTACACTACCAGTGGAGATTCCTCCTGGTGCTGGTACATTCATTGGTAATCACACTCTGTCAATAACAGAACTGCCAGATCACGTTCACCCATCAATTTATGGTCCTACTGGTGGTGCTAACGCTACACCATTTAGTAACACTGGTGCTCGTACCGTTGATGGTAATAATGCCACAGGAACTATGAATGAGTCAACTGGTGGTGGAGCACACAATCACCCATTCAGTGGAACAACAACAATCAATACTTCATTCAGTGATGGAATAGACCTCGGCGTTCAATATGTCGATGTTATTATTTGTACACTGAACTAAATATGGTATACTAAATTAATAAAGTGATTCGTTATGGCACAAATTAAACCTGGTAATTTTTGTCCTTTAATTGGCGAGGACTGTAAAGGACTTGAATGTTCTTGGTATACTCAAATTAGAGGAACTAATCCACAAACAGGTGAACCCGTAGATGAATGGGGATGTGCGGTTACATGGATGCCCATGTTACTTATTGAGAACTCTCAACAGCAACGTTCAACAAGTGCTGGTGTGGAGTCTTTTAGAAATGAGATGGTGAAGGCAAATTCAACTAACATTGATGTCTTATCTGCTGCAGCACAGATGCTGAGTCAGGCAAGAGATCAAAAGGTAATCCCAGCAGATGTAAAAGAGGTAGAAGAATGAAGAAGTTTACCTTAATTGAAGCAGATAAGTACATCAACATTGATGGACTAGGTATCTTCTTTACTGAAGAGAACTGGCCATTTGCTGATATTGAGCATCTATGGGCGATTCAGTGGAAGGATAATGGTACTGTAGATGGTGTTGGTGAGGTAGAGTACGATTCTGGTGCTGCTGCCAATACTCCTGCTACTCGTGCAATGATTGAGCGATATGTTGATCATTTTAATCAAGAGAAGGAACGTCAGACTCAAGAGAGACTTAAGAGAGAAGAAGAAGAGAAGAAGCAAGCATTGTCTTGGCAAGAGGCAATGGCAGAGTTAGAAGGTCAGATGGAGGAGATGCAGAAGAGGCATGAATCTAATCTTCGTGGCATGACTGCTGATCATGATTCACAAATGGAAAAAGTTCATCAACGTGTTGCTGAAGCACACGAAAACTTATTCTATGGTGAACAAAGAATCAAAGAGAATCTCAGTGAGAGTGAAAGATCTTTTGAATTTGAAGCAGGATATGAGAATCTAACAGTATTTGATGGTAATGTTGATCCATCATTGTTTGATGATGCTGTAGATGAGTCCATGTTTGAAGTTGAAGAAGCAACGGTGGTAGATGCTGAGTCTGTTAAGAGTATTGCATCTAAACCACTCATTGAGTATGAGGAAGAGGAGGTTAATGTAGAAAATGATGAGATTACTCCCAACACTGTAAGTGAATTTGATGATATTGACTTGAATATGCTTGACAGTGAGTTCAATCTTGAGTTATTATTTGAGGAAGACAGCACGGAGCAAGTCGTCTCTGAGATCGAAGAACTGATCGCAGAGGAAGAGTCTGAAGTCCCTGACGCCTCAATCCCTGATAATGAACCAACAACTGATTGACAACAACTACGTCATTGTTCCTAATTTTATATCTAAAGAGAGAGCAGATAGCTTAGCAAAAGAATTTAAGGAGTATTGTAATACTCATGAACTCCCAAGTGACCCTCAAGTCTTCGGGAGTTCTGCAAAGTACGACTTTAAACCATTCATTGAACTGTTGGTTGAGAAGAACCAGCATGTATGTGACATGGTTGGAGAGTCTGTATTACCAACGTACTCTTATGCCAGACAGTATAAGAATGGTAATGTTCTTGTAGGTCATGTAGATAAACCACAATGTGAGATCTCACTTACCATTAACTTGGAGTGTGATGAAGTATGGACTATTTGGATCTATACACCTTTGGGTGAGAAGAAGTCTGTTGACTTGCATCCAGGTGATGCCATGTTGTACCTGGGCATGGATGGTGAGCATGGTAGAGATGCTTTTAAAGGAGAGTCTTGTACGCAAGTATTCTTACATTATGTCAGGTTGCATGGTCCGTGCTTCAAATACTATTTTGATAAGGATCATCGATATAGAGAAGACTTGGTAAAGACTACTACAACAATCTCTGGCGAGAATAAGTTGCTAGAGTATGTCAAAGTTTATGACAACATCTTCACACCAGATGAGTGTGAAATGATTCTTGATGAGTATAGGGATTGTGAGCACTGGTTACCAGCAGGGGTTAGTTCTAATAATACACAGAATCCTAGTGTTCGTAACTGTGACATTATATCCATCTCTACACCACGGATCATCAATAAGAATAGATTGCATCGTGACATGATCGATAAGATGATCTTCAAGAAGGCAAATGGAGCAGCTCAGATGTATATTAAAGACTTCCCTGCTTGCTTCCTGAAGTCTGATAGTGGTTATGACCTGCTACGCTATCAAAAAGGTGGATTCTACAGAGAACATACTGATAGTTTTAAGGAACAACCAAGAACTGTTGCCATGTCTATCAATCTAAATGATGACTATGAAGGTGGTAGTATGGCATTCTTTAATAAAGAAGTACAGATTAGAGCAGGTGCAGGTAGTGTAATATTATTCCCTGCTAACTTCATGTATCCGCATCAGATCATGGATGTCATAGAAGGAACACGTTACTCTATTGTAACTTGGTTTACTTGATGCTATAATA